TAAGTTTAGTGGTATCACCTTTTGCTTCTAAATCTCTAATATTAGATGCATTATAGAACAAAATTACTTTATCATTAGCAAAAGATTGTAGTGATGATAATGAAATTAATTCTTGAAGGTCTAGGAAATTTTCCATGATTAATTGTTAAGTGGGTTTGAATACTGACGTAGTATCTTTTGTCTGAGTGCTCCAAGGTATGTAGCAGGATCGGTTTCATTTCCCTGCTCAAACCATTTATCTTCGTCTATACTATTTAAACATCTTGCAGCAATATCAATATAATCGTAGAACATTTCTCTTGCCCATACGTCTTGAATTAGTGCTTCTGCCCACATAACACACATTCTACGTTTACCTTTTGTAACTGGTGATACTGTATGCCACAGATTAGGATCAAATACAACACTTTGACCTGCACTCAATCTCATACCTACAGGAATATTACCAACTCTAATTGTTAGATCACCGCCTTCGTATTCAGTGTGATCGTTTAAAGCAGTGAGTATAACTAGATCACTCCGCAATCCATTCATGATAGAGCTATCACAATGGAGTTTGTATTCTCCATTATCGTCTATTTCTGCATCGTATTCATTGAACAATGGTGCAGTACAATGTCTCATATGAAAAGAAGTCATCCATGGATCTTCTCTAAATGCATCCATGAACAATTTAGCTGCTGTATCAACTACATCTCCTGATAATTCTCTATTTCTTTTGATTTCTCTATTAGTAGTACCAGTCTCTTTACCATCTAGAAACTCACCACAATTGTAAAGATCATTAATATTTTTACAAATGACTTCACTTAACCATGTATGTTGACGAATCATTATTCACTATGTTGTGCTTTTAAATCTTCTAGCATTGCTTGCTCAGTTTCAATTTGTTTAATTAGAGCTTCAACTGGATCAGTAATTTGAGAAAGGTTAGATACATTAAACAATGGTGCAGGTCTTGTAAGATTCAATGCTAGATCAACATATCTCTGCATTGCTTCTTCCATTTGACCACCTGGGGTATCTTTTCCTGGGAATGTTACCCACTGATCATCACTACCAAGATATGTTGCTCCTTCATTATAGGGCAAATAATTCTTTTTGTAAATGATAGGGTCAATAGGAATTTTAATTTCAGCAAGAACTTGAGTACCAGACTCAAATTGATCTGGTAGTTCACGACATAATTGTCTATATTTCTTCCAATCTACTTTCTCATCAGCAGTAAGAGGTGCATCTTCTAACATTGTCCAATCACTAGAATGTAAGAAGAAATCTCTCCATGACTTGACTCTTGTAAGAGATAACCCTTTAGATTGCTCGATAACCTTACTCATTCTGTGCTGTATATCAGAAAATTCAGTTGAAAGTTGTGCATCAAATGCCTCATCTATATCAGCAACAAATTTTTGTACTACGTCGGTATCTACTTCAGTAAAAAGATATGGTTTCCAAAAATATTCTCCTGTAGTATGATTACGAACGTACTTTTTCTTTTCACACTTCCATGTCTCTACTGGTGAGTCTTGATAGTTAAATGATATTAGAATATCCTTATCACTATGCCATAATGGATAGATGATAGGAGTTATGAAAGTTTCCCAGTCTTTATCTGAAAAAGTTCTGGAGTAACCACCACGAACGATAGTTTTATTTAATCCTGCAATTTGGACTGTTTTATTTGTGATAGCCATGTCTTATATTGGTTGTTGATAGTACCATCCAGTTACAACATATTTAGTACCTGAGAGCACTAAGTTTCCTTTATGTGTATGAGTGAATCCTGCTGGCCAAATAACCAGTGTACCTGTAGTTGGTTCAATTCTACGTTTTTGATATACAAATTCAGTTTCTCCACCTTGAAAATCTTCATTGAGATATATCATCCAAACGAGTTCTCTAGCAGTTTCACTCCATGATCCACGTTCATAGTGATAAACATGATATCCACCACCCGCAGGAGTTTCTTGAAACTTACATGCCCACGAAGTCAATGGTGTAGTTTTAAGTGCATTATATTGAGAACAGTAATCATTAACTCCAGATTGTAAGTATTGATTTATCCTAGCAGTTAGTGGTGAATTAAGAGTTTCTAACATAATAGATAGATCTTTTCTACCAAGTTCACCAGTAGCAAATTGACTATCTCCAGTCATACTCGCTTCATAATTATCAAATGCTTGACGACTACGAAGATCTTTCTCCATGTGTTGTTGAACTGCCTGTTCTTTCCATTCATTATAAAAACTTATAATATCATTACATACCGCAGAGGACATGAAGTTTTTATAAACAGCAATGAAATCATTATATTCTGCCTTCCCACCCATCATATTAATAGGAATGATAGGAGTGACCATCTCATTAAAATTCGATGATCCAGGAGTTGTTATCGCCATAATATTACCAAGCTTTAATTAAATATTTTACTCTAAAGTATTTTAGTACAAGTGGAACAGCAGTTTGTGGAATAATCCCTGCAGTTACACTCAATTGTTCTCCAGGGGTCATTGTAATTGTTCCCTCATTAAGAGACATACCTGCCTGTGCGGGAGTAACTGCATTAGCACCAGTTAATGCTTGAGATTCAAACATAGTTACTGTTTGTCCTCTATCATTTGTAGCACCATCATTTACTTTTGTAGCACCATAAGCATTTGAATATGCATCTGCTTCTGCTGCAGAATAATAAGGTTCTGACTTGCAATAGGAAAACTGTGGATTAGAACCTACTCTGTTAGGAGAATATTCTGCTAAGTAGTGAGTATGTTCTGCTTGTGTTCCTCCTGTTGGATCCCACTGAGCAATTGGTCCTAAGTTAGTGATATAGTTTGGAGACCTTTCACCATCATAAGGAAGACCATTATCACCACCATTACGTTGATCTCTTTCAGAAGTTAAAAGAGTATGACCATGTGGAGGTGGACCGTTAATAATTCTTGGTTGCAATGGACCAATAGTAATTTCTGCAGTTCCTCCTAGTGTACCTCCAACAAATCCAATACAATCATTGTAACCTGTTACCCTTACTGATCCTACACCATATTCTTCGTTTTGTCTAGCTCTTGAAATATACCACTCACCACCAACATCACCAACGTTCATCTGTGCATCGTCAGGTGTAATAGATCCTGCACCGTCCACACCACCAGGACCTACAACTCTTTTCATTCTGATATCAGGTACATTGAATACAGCATTTTGTACTGTACCAGCAGGATTACCCCAATCGGATAATGTAACTGTGCTGGGATTTGTACCACCATACTTATCTCCAATTATATCATATAACATTGGATAATCATTAGCACTGTGTTGTGCTCCATCACAGTATAACCAGCCAGGATAGTTATTAGCAACATCAACAGCATTATTTCCATTAGTATCCACAAAAACACACATGATAGTACCAATAGGCATTCCACTATCATCATGCATATCACTATAATGGTGATTATATTTGTGTTCTAGTCTTACAGGCATTTTAATACTTAATTAGGAATTCCATAACGATATAAGGAGATACAATATCATCAAACTTTGTATCAGTATCTGTTCTTATATTTACACTTGCTTGTAGTGCATCTGGTCTAATAGTTTCTACTTCGGTTGTAGCGTTAAAATTAGTATCACCAATTTCTTTCTCAATTCTATGAGAGTGTGTAGTTAAGTTTACAGTCTCAGATCCTGGAGGAGACGCCACTGTTTCTTCAGTATTTCTGCAAAGTGGATATGCGAAATTACCTGACTTAGGAGTAAGATCATATGGTCTTAGAGTACCAATAGTGACCGTGATATTGTTTGGCCAACTGTTATGATCTTTAGTTACAAGAGTTTTCTGTGGTGGCCAACCAGAGTCATAGGTCTGCCAAGTACCTATCCAATGATTACCAAAATTACCACATGTAGAATTACAATTATTTGGTCCTCTGGTAGCATTACTCCCGTCTCTGTTTTGATAATATGAATCACGAACAGCAGTACAATCTGGATTAGGCGTATTTGCGTCAGCAGGTCTTTCGTAATATGGTCTAGATGTATTTCCGTAAGCACCTGCAGGACTTCCTGGGTCTTCTTTAATAGCAACACGAGCAGTAGAAGAATAATGCATATGAGGACCAAATCCCTGAGACGATACTTGCTCTTCTTCTGTGTTAGTTGGTACGGTCCACCCTACATTACCATTTAAAGCAAAAGTTTGAGACGGTACGGTAAACACACCATTGAATCCAACGCTTGCTGAATTACCTACATTTGATGTAATTTCTACACCAACACCTGCTTTAGTGATAGTAGAATTAGCAGTAATTTTTTCAATGTTTCTATATGTACCAACGTTAGAATTAACAGATGCTTCAATATGTTTAGATCCCATGTCTGGAACTTGGAACTGATCGTCTAGTAATGTTGTATCTGTTTTTTTGTAAATGCTTGCAGTACCTGTACCAAGAATACGTGCTAGTTCAGGATATTGTCTTGACGTATAGATTGAACCATCACATTTAAGATATCCTGCTGGTAAATCCACGACGTTTGTAGAACCATCTGGATCTTGATCTTGAATAGGCAAAGCCCACTGAATGATAGTCCCAGGACCAGTTCCTAATTTTGATCTTTCCCTTGTTAAAAACTTCATTAGTATGCTCTAATCAGGTACATCATAGACAATGCGGGAGTTTTAACATCCACGTTAATATTTAGTGCTGACGGGATATTTTGCACGCCAACGTTGGTTGGAGATCCAGTTAAATTACTTTGAACTTGAATGTTATCAACTGGAACAATTGTAGGAGGTCTAACATAACCAGCATTCATAACAACTTCAAATGAATAATGGTTATGTGAATTGATTGAATCATTTCCAGTCATCTCCTCTTTAGTATGATTTAATGTAGTTGGATATGTTTGAGATACACCAGCAGCTTGATTTATCTGATCAGCAGTCTGATTACCATACCAGTTCTTTTTATTTGCAAAGAAACCTGATTGAGAAGATTCACGATAGTTACACTCGTTAGGATATGTGCCGTTCAATGCTCTAGGAATAGGACCAGTCCATGCAGGCATTCCAACATGTGTACCAACAACAGCAACATTATTTTTTGTAGCTTGAATCGTAGGTACGAGAGTAACTCCCTCTTGAAAATATGTAACTAACATAGTACCAGGATTTACACTATCAATATCACCACCAGCACCTGCTGCAAGTCTCCTTTCTTTTTGATTACCTTCAACAGCAGCTTGAACTACAGGACATTGGAATCCTTCAACATAACCTGCATCAGGACTTGCAAGTGAATATCCTGCTCCTGTTCCATCAGGTCCTGAATGCCTATGTGCAGGCATATGATCTTTACTTAATTTTCTAGGAATACTATAATAACTTTTAAAATATGCTGGAGGATTAACACTAAAATTTCTAATCTGTGCAGTCATGTTCTGAGAATCAGTCACAACAAAATTCAAATCAGCAGTAGCATTTAATGCTGTTGGTGGAGAGACAGTAGATCCATCACCATCAATTAATACTGATTGTCCTGCTCCTGTTGGTGTAAGTACATCAGCAACAGAAGGTAATACCCATGCAACTTGAAGAACAATGTCATCATTTCCACTGAATACAGCTGCTGGGATTGTTAATTTATCTCCTGTAGAAAATCCACTGCCCTTATCAACAACATTAGATACGCCAACACGCCCATTAACATCACAATCGACAGTTAGTTGTAATCCTACACCCGTTACACCAGTTCCAAGAACAAGTTGAGAAGTATTACTGGTTATATTAACAGTCTGTTGTGTACGGGTAATATCAGTTTCACCTTCAAGAGTAATTAAACCACCAACTGCACCACTGGAATATGTTTGTCCCATCTGCAAGTTAGTTACGTTAACTAAACTTGGTTCATAATCAGTTAAAACTCTACCATTTAATGAAGGTAATTTAAACTGATCACCGAGTAAATAATTGCCATATGTTCTGTTATTAAGTCCATTAGCAGGACCATATGTATTACCAATAACTGAAGCAAGAATAGGGTAATCAATAGCTTCTATTGTTTGTCCGTTACACTCTAACCACCCATCGGGTTTGGAAGAATTATCTCCTACCCAAGGCATAATCGTGCCGACTTGAGCAGCACGCATTTTTCTTTGTGTTTCGTAATTAGAAGCCATGTAATTAGATCTCTGTTAACCACCAACCACGGAATGTTGGAGGAATTACTGCACCACTACCATCATTAGAACCCATGTAAACTAATCCAAATCCAGCATTTCTAGTCTGAATGATTAGTTCACCACCTGCGTATGCTGAAGCAAGACCACCCGCATTAGTTCCACTGGTATCACCCATGATTGCAACACTCTGAGGAGCACGAACAATTAGTGAAGTTTGATAGGATAATGCTCCAGAAACTTCAACAAATCTAATCATATCTCCTGTCTCAGCATCACTTGGTAAGGTTAGAACAGTAGTCGCTGTTACAGCAATGATGTAGTTTCTACCACTATTTAATGTTGTATCAGCATTGATGAAGTCCCATCTACGACCACCATTTCTGTTATAGAAATTAGTGTTGCCGAATGCATCAACAGAAGCATCTTGACGAATTCTAAAGTTTCTGTCTCCACTATTACCAAGATTAGTAATATTAAGGGCGTAATCTGTAGCACTTGGTGTTGTGGTAGATGTGCTAACAATATTAACATGACCACCATTGACTGTTAGATCGCCATCACCTAGTGCAGAACCAGCAACACCAATTCTTGTATCACCAGTTCCTGCATCAACTTGGAATTTAGATGTATCAGCAGAACCAAACTGAACTCCAGTTGTTCCACTGAATACGTTAAAGTCATCGTCGATTGATAGAGAACCAGCAATCTCAGTATCACCAGATGAAGCATTAACATATAACGCCATCTCTGCATCATCTACAGAAGGAACTTTATCA